TAAACACTTGCCAGTTTAAAGAATTGGTCTTCTTGCCACTTGCCAAAAAGATCAAAGAGTATATACTACTACAATGCACAATGCCTATTACCCTATACCCTATAACATTCTAGATTGTGGGAGACAGAATCCTTGTTTGCTGCGCAGGGGTGGACCTTCGGAATTCCACCGAATTAGTCAGTAATTGACTCTATTCTTTAGCTTCTAGGATCTAGCAGATAACCGCGAGCGATATCATAAGCGATATCAGCGTAGCGATAAGAACCATGATGACCGTTAGGAACGGTTTTCATAGCTTCTGCAACAGTCATCCCGTCAGCAAGTTCCACACGATCAGCTATATAAGCCATGTTAGGACTTTTAGCTCCACGTACGAGTACGTGATCAGCTTTGAAGCCTCTAGCATTAGCGGTCTTGGTATTAACACGAGTGAACACATCTAGTGCTTTCACTGCGTCAGTATCATTACCGATAGCATCGCGTAGGATATTCAAAGCGTCAACTCTATTGAGTTGGGCTTCTACTTTCACTGTCTTCTTAGACATAGCATTTTCCTATACTTTATTAACACAACCACATTACGTGGCACCTAAGTAAGTAGCTATATAACTAACTACTTACTTACCCCTTTACTATACGCCTTTACTTTATAAAGTAAAGGGTTATTTTTAACCCTAGCTATAGCCTTAGTTACTAGGCTATATAAACGTACTAATTAACTACTACTAGGTACTAAACCGCTATATAAACCCCCCACCCCCCCTTTTTTACGCCCCCGTGTAGGCACGTATCCGCCTGAGTTCCTCAGATAAATATTCCATGGATTTTCGATACAGCTTTACAGGTACATACTTTTCGGTTTATGATGTATAAAAATTTGCTGCAAAATTATTTTGGAAATAGATAAAGAACTCTGGGCTCAGCTCCCAAAAGAAATCCTCGAAGAGTATTTAGAACTCACAGAGAGACTCGGTGAACTCAATCAAGTAGAAAAATGCGAACAAAGCTTTTTAGACTTCGTTAAATCGCAGTGGCCACAGTTCGTTGAAGGCAGCCACCACCGTATTATGGCAAGTGCTTTTGAACGCATTGCCGATGGTCGATTAAAACGTCTGATAATAAACATGCCACCAAGGCATACTAAATCAGAGTTCGCCAGTCATATGCTACCAGCATGGTTAGTCGGGAAAAAACCAGGACTTAAAATTATTCAAGCAACACACACGGCAGATCTTGCTGTAAAATTCGGACGGAAAGTTAGGGATTTATTTGGCACGTCTGCTTATCAAGCGATATTCCCCGACGTGTCTTTACACCCAGACTCACAAGCTGCAGGAAAATGGGAAACACGGTCTAAGAAAAACCCAAAGATTCAAGGTGAATACTATGCGGCAGGTGTCGGTGGTGCTATTGCTGGTCGTGGTGCGGATTTGTTTATTATCGATGACCCGCATTCAGAGCAAGACGCAATGTCCAAAACTGCATTAGATGAAGCCTACGAATGGTACACTTCTGGACCTCGTCAGCGTTTACAACCTGGAGGGGCTATTGTAGTTGTAATGACAAGATGGTCAGTCCGAGATTTAACAGGTCGATTAGTGCGCGACATGGGAAAAGGGGAAAAGAACGATCAATGGGAAGTTATCGAGTTACCTGCGATTTTGCCCAGCGGTGATCCAGTTTGGCCAGAATACTGGTCACTAGAAGAACTAGAAGGAGTACAAGCTGCATTAGGAAAAGGTCCAAAATGGCATGCGCAGTACATGCAGAGACCTACGTCCGAGGAAGGTGCACTTATAAAGAGGGAATGGTGGAATACGTGGGAGAAAAGTACGCCTCCTGCTTGCGAGTACATTATTCAAAGTTACGATACGGCATTTTTAAAAACTCAGACTTCGGACTATTCGGCTATTACAACTTGGGGAGTATTTTACCCCGAAGGCAGAATCGGAGAAGAAATGTACAACGGCGATGTCGCTCACCTTATATTGTTAGATTCTGTAAAAGAACGACTAGAGTTCCCCGAGCTAAAAAAGAAAGCTCAAGAATTGTACACGTATTGGGAACCAGACACCGTTATTATCGAGTCTAAAGGCAGTGGTACTCCGTTGACGCAAGAATTACGTAGAATGGGAATCCCCGTACAAAATTTTACGCCGAGCAAAGGTTCGGATAAAGTGGCAAGGGTGAATTCCTGTACTCCATTATTTGAATCGGGGATGGTCTGGAAACCTGATCAACCATGGGCGGATGAAATGGTCGAAGAATGCGTGGCGTTCCCCGCAGGTGACCACGATGACTTGGTCGACAGCATGAGTCAGGCGATATTGCGATTTCGTCAAGGCGGTTTTGTACAGTTAGCTTCTGATTACGAAGATGAGTACGACGGTTTCCGTGAAAGAAAAATGGTTTACTATTAAATTAATTTGATATAGAGTGAGGTGTCATTATGGCAGTAGAGAAAGGCGTAACACTACCGTTGGGAGATGTAGAAGATATACCCCCTTTTGCAGAGGAAGAAATTGAAATAGAGATGGAGGATGATGGGTCTGCTGTTGTAGATTTCATGCCCGAAGTTCAAACCCCAGAAACAGGATTTCAAGATAATTTAGCAGAATTTTTAGAAGACTCTTCTTTGAGTAAACTAGCCAGTGATTTAATTGGTCTTTACGAAGAAGACAAAGAATCCAGAAGTGAATGGTACACAGCGTTTGCGAAAGGTCTAGATTTACTAGGCATTAAACAAGAAGAACGCACGCAACCGTTTGAAGGGGCGAGCGGAGTTAACCACCCTTTATTAAGTGAAGCGGTCACACAATTTCAATCCCAAGCCTATAAAGAATTATTACCAGCTGGTGGTCCAGTTACTGTACAAACTATAGGGGATGATAACACAGAAGTAGTACAACAGGCACAGCGTGTAAAAGAATTCATGAATTATCAAATCACGCACGTGATGGAAGAATACGATCCAGAAATGGATTCGTTACTGTTTTATTTACCGTTATCGGGAAGTGCGTTTAAAAAAGTTTTCTTTGACACTATGCTGAACAGAGCAGTTAGTCAATTTGTCAAAGCTGAAGATTTCGTGGTGAGTTACGCAACAACAGACCTTTTCAATTCACCACGATACACTCACGTCATGACTATGACCGAAAATGATTTGCGTAAAATGCAAATTAACGGCATGTACCTAGAAATGGAGATGACAGGAGCAGGAATACCCGAAGCAAACCAAGTTAAAGAAAAAATCGACCGAATAGACGGTGTTACCCCGAATTACGCAGATAATAATGATTTATACACGTTATTAGAGATTCATGTAGACTTAACGATATCAGAAATAGAAGACCACGGGTTTGCGTGCCCTTATATAGTAACTATTTGTAGAGACACTAATAAAGTGTTGTCTATACGCAGAAACTGGGAAGAAGGAGACCCTAATTACCAAAAAACGGACTATTTTGTACAATATAAGTTCCTTCCAGGACTAGGTTTCTACGGTTTTGGGTTAATACACATGATTGGCGGTATTACTAAATCAGTAACGGCTATATTAAGACAGTTGATTGACGCAGGGACTTTATCTAATTTACCTGCTGGGTTTAAAGCTAGAGGCATGCGTATCCAAGGAGAAAACGACCCTATTCAACCTGGAGAATTTAGAGATGTAGATGTAGCTGGGGCTACAATTAAAGATTCGTTAATGCCGTTACCTTATAAAGAACCTTCTACAGTTTTGGCTCAATTATTAGGTGTCCTCGTAGATTCAGGTAGAAGATTTGCTTCGATTACTGATATGCAGATGGGGGACATGGGCAGTCAAGAAATGCCAGTAGGAACTACGGTAGCTATGCTAGAACGTGGAACTAAAGTAATGTCGGCTATCCATAAACGCCTGCATTTTGCACAAAAGAAAGAATTCAGACTGTTAGGAAAAATTTACGGAAAATATTTACCAGAACAGTATCCTTACGCAATGCCAGGAGGAAAAGGGTATGTGATGGCACAAGACTTTGATGAAAGAGTCGATGTACTTCCTGTTAGTGACCCGAATATATTTTCAATGGCGCAACGTGTTTTGATTGCACAGCAAATGCTACAAATGGCACAAGCAGCACCAGAGATACATAATTTACCAGAAGCTTACCGTAGAATGTACGATGCGTTAGAAATTAAAAACGTAGAGTCGCTTTTCCAACAACAACAAGAAGTTCCTCCAAGAGATCCGATATCAGAAGAACAAGCAGCAATGTTGGGACAACCGATACAGGCTTTTGAGTGGCAAGACCATGAAGCATATATTGCAAATCACAGCGCATTTATACAAAATCCCGTGGTTCAACAACAACCACAGGTAGCACAAATGATAAGTGCTAATATACAAGAACATCAGGCAATGCTCTATAAACAGCAGGTGGAGCAGGCGATGGGACAACCGTTGCCACCGTTAGAGCAAATTACTCCTGAGATAATGAATCAAATTGCTCAATCTGCTGCCCAAGCGACAGCCGAAGTGACAGGAAAAGCGAAAGCAGTACAAGAAGCCGTAGAGCTTCAACGTATAGACCCAGTCATAGAGGTTCAACGTGAAGAGATTGCCCAACGTGCACAAAAAGATGCAACGCAGGCACAACTTGATGCAGAGAAAATAATATCTAACGAGGCGATCGCCGAAATGAAAATTGCGGCAGATCGAGAAAAAACACTAATACAGGCTCAACAAGAAGCTGAACGTACTTTTGCTGATAATTTAAAACAAATACGGGAAGCTGACACTAAAAGCCGAGGAGAATAAGATGCCAAGTAAAATGGGATATCCAGGGATTCAAAAGAACCCTATAAAATCAGTAGACGGTACTAAAATTAAAAAGATAACTAGAAAAGCTAAAGGTGGCGGAGCAGCCAAGAAAGGCTTGAAGTTTGTCGAATACGGGAGAACGTAATGCCAGGAATGAAAAAACAATTTTCACCTATCGCCAAAAAAATGAATATGGGTGGTATGGTAAAAGGTTATAACTTAGGTGGACCTGTCACTGAAGATGCCAGAGCTAAAATGATGCAAGGTGTCGACGGTCAAGTCAGAGGCTACATGCACGGTGGGAAAGTCAAAAAGAAATAATGGCTAAACGAGGACTATACGCAAATATTCACGCAAAACGTGAACGCATAAAAGCAGGATCTGGAGAAAAGATGAGGTCTCCTGGAGATAAAGGAGCACCTTCAGCTAAAGATTTTAAAGATTCTGCTAAGACTGCTAAAATGAATAAAGGCGGAAGAGTTTCCAATAAGATAAAGAAATTGAAAGGTGAGGGCTACCCACAAAAACAAGCAGTGGCTATCGCAATCAATATGGCTGGCGGAAAAACTAAACGTATGAATGAAGGTGGACCAGTAAAATCTGGTATTGCTAGAGCATGCGGAAAAGTGATGGATGACCGTCGTAAAACAACTAAATATTACTAGGAGAAAAAGATGCCAGGAATGACAGCTAGAAGAGATCTATATAGGGGAGACCCCGACAAATTTATCCGTCCAGGGGATAAAGCTATATATGACGGCAAATCTAAAAAGAAAGGAAAGAAGTAATTGGATTGGTTAGAAACAACTGAGTTTCTACTCAAACAATACCGTAAGCGTAAAACTGAATTATCAGAAATGCTTGCAGCTGGTGGTGCTGCCGATTACGAGCAGTATCAAAGAATCGTAGGTGAAATATCAGGTCTAGATTTTGCCGAACGAGAAATATTAGACCTGCATAAAAGGATGAGAATAGAAGATGAAGACATTATCTAGTTTTGGATCAGATACCGAGAAATCAAAAACAGTACCCGATTTTGTAGACAATTTTAGCACAGAAGAAGTAGAGGATAAAACCGATGCTTTTACTGTAGAGAGACTTCAAGAAGATGTTTCTTTACAAGAAAAACTTCCTGTACCTACTGGGTATAGGATTTTAATATTACCTTTTGTTCCTGGCAAAGTTACAAGAGGAGGAATTCATTTGGCTAAGCAGACCCTAGATAAAGAACGACTGGGAACAGTAGTTGGTTATGTAGCAAAACTTGGTCCAGATGCGTACAAAGATGGTAATAAATTTCCAGAAGGACCATGGTGTCAAGAAGGAGATTGGATCATTTTTGGCAGGTATGCAGGTGCCCGCATTCAAATTGAAGGTGGAGATTTGCGTTTATTAAACGACGATGAAATTTTAGCAGTAATCAATGACCCTGAAGATATTTTAGCAGGATGATTTACTTTTATAAAATTTCACGCTATCATCGAGGACTATGAACATGGCAGAAACCATGCAAGGCGTTGCAGAAAACGTAGAAATAGAAGAAGTTGAAATAGAACTTCCTTCAGAAGATGAAGGAAAAGAAGAAGAAACTTCAGTAGAAACTGTTCAAGAAACAGTAGCAGTAGAAGAACCGATTTCTGAAGAGCACGATCAGGAAGTTGCAGAATACAGTGACTCTGTTAAAAAACGTATAGACAAGCTAACGTATAAAATGCGTGAAGCTGAAAGACGTGAGCAAGCAGCACTTAAATTTGCGCAAAGTGTAAAACAAGAACTAGACACAACAAAAACAAAATTAAACAAAACAGACAAAAATTTATTTAGCGAATATAACTCAAGAGTAGATGCAAATTTAGAAGCAGCAAAAGCACGGTTAAAACAAGCACATGAAGAACATGACACAGATGGACTAATTGATGCTCAAGAAAACCTAGCTAAACTATCTGTAGAATCAGAAAGTTTAAACAGGCTGCAGAAAGAAAGAGAAGAAACTCAAATTGAAGAAGAAGCTCGACAACTTCAAAAACCACCACAACAAACTGCCCCTCCTGCTCCAGACCCAAAAGCAGAAGCGTGGGCACAACGTAATTCGTGGTTTGGGGATGACGTAGCCATGACTTCTTCAGCTTTCGCTTTTCATAGGCAAATAGTAGAAGAACAAGGAGTTGACCCAACTTCAGACGCTTATTACAACGCTTTAGATAATCGAATAAAAGAAGCATTCCCCCATAAGTTTGAACAAGCCCAACAACCTGTTCAAGCAGTAGCTGGTGGTAGCGTTGGTGCAACCACTTTAAATAAACCCAGAAAAGTAAAACTCACAAACAGCCAAGTCGCAATAGCGAAGAAGCTGGGTGTGCCACTTGAAGAATATGCTAAGCATGTTCAATAACGGAGTATAAAATGACAGAAGAAATAAAAACAGAAGTCAACCCTGATCGTAACTCACGATCTGCAGAGTCACGAGACACTCAAACTCGCAGAAAACCTTGGCAACCGCCTTCCAGTTTAGACGCCCCAAAGGCACCTCCTGGATATAAATATCGATGGATACGTGAAAGTATTCTCAACCAAGAAGACCGATCAAATATGTCAAAACGTATTCGTGAAGGATTCGAACCAGTAAGAGCATCAGATCACCCTGATTTTGAAGCTCCTACAGTTGAGGATGGAAGACACGCTGGAGTTATTGGAGTAGGTGGATTAATTTTAGCCAAAATTCCCGAGGAAACAGTCGCAGAAAGAGAAGCTCATTACAGAGGTGTAAATGAAGCTACTATGGAAGCGGTTGATTCTCAACTAATGAGAGAAAGCAATCCTTTAATGCCTATAGACAAACCTCAACGATCTAGTCGTACGACGTTTGGAAGTAAGGAAAATAAGAACGCTTAATCTTGAATAATAACACTTAATATATAAGGTGAAATAAAATGGCAAATACAAACGATCCTGACGGATTTACGCCTGCTTATCACATGTATGGTGGTACTATTCGTCCTGCAAGACTGAGAATTGCTAGTGCAACAAACGCATCTATCTTTAGTGGTGATGTTGTTAATTTATCTAGTGGTTATGTGATCCAAGGGACGGCAACTGGTACTCCATGTGGTGTATTTTATGGCGTGTATTACACAGCAACAGACGGTAGCCCGACTTTTTCAAAAGTTTGGACTGCTGATGTAGCAACTTTAGGTGGAGCTGATGCCGAAGCTCTTGTTTATACTGATCCAGGAATTGTCTATGAGGCACAATTTACAGCGGGAACTCCCACTGTAGGTTTCATAGGTAGTAAGTACACACTAAGCACAACAGCTGGTGATACTAATTCTGGTCGTTCAAAAGAAGGTGTCACAGCAACAACTTCGTCTGGAATTGCGTTACATGTAGGTTATAAATTAACCCCCAGTAACTCGATTGCAGCGTATGCTCGTGGCTTTTTCACTTTCCCAACTAGCGTATTCGCAGTTTAATTAGGAGTAATATAAAATGGCTATTAACAGAGCACAACTTGTAAAAGAGTTAGTTCCAGGTCTAAATGCTCTTTTTGGACTGGAGTATGACCAATATCCAGATGAGCATGCAGAAATTTTCGATACCGAGTCTTCGGACAGGGCTTTCGAGGAAGAAGTAATGCTTTCAGGATTTGGGGAAGCACCAGTTAAAGGAGAAGGCGCAGCAGTAGTGTACGATTATGCCCAAGAAACATTCACGGCAAGATATACACACGAAACTATTGCACTCGCATTTTCTTTAACAGAAGAAGCAATGGAAGACAA